GCGGTCACTGCAAACTCCCTCGCGGCCGGAGCGGTTACCGCCAACTCCCTTGCGGCCGGGTCTGTTACCGCGCAGGCGGTCGCTGCCGACGCCATTGGCGCGGGTGCCATATCCGCTGACGCTATCACGGGCGACGTCATTGTGGCCGGTGCCATTGCGACCAGGCATATTGCCTCCGCAGCTGTCACAGCCAATGAGATCGCTGCCGGTGCGATCACAACGGACAAACTGAAGGCTGAGTCGGTTGACGCCAACAAGATCAAAGCAGGGAGCATTACAACCAATCATCTTTCCCCCCTGTTTGGCGAGCAGCTGGTCATCGGAGCGAACCCTGCCCTCACGGAAATCACCGATTCAGTCGTTGCGGAAGCAAACCGGGCCATCGCTGTCGAGGGTGAGCTGAAGAACTTCACTGACAAGGCGAACGCTTTCTTTGTCTTTGATATCGCCGCTGGCATGATGACCATCGGGAAGACAGGCAGCCCATTCACCAGCGAATTCTCAACTACCAAACTGTCCTTCAAGCAATCCGGCGCGGAAGTCGCGTACATCTCAAACAACAAACTGTACATCAGCGTTGCCCAAGTCATGGATATCCTGACGATCGGCAGTGCCGCCGAGGGATACGTTGACATGGATACCAGGGCTGACGGCCTGCGGGCTTCCTGGAGGGCATCGTAATGGCAACAGTTCAACCGTCGGTAGCCAATTTTGGTATCAACAGCACCTATGAAGTCGGTTACGGTCCAGGTTATTTCATTTCAAGCGGGCCAACCACCGGGTCGGCATCCAAGCGTTTCTCCTGGTCAGTTCCAGCAGGATCCTCCCTCGTCAGCGCCATCCTGACGCACACGAAATCCGGCGACGGCGGCTCAGCAAGCGTCAACAATGTGACGCGGGCGGACTCGATGGATTTTACCTCGGCAGTTCAATCCGTGTGGGGAAACGGCTATATCGACCTGACATTCAAATTCATGTGCAGTGCAAACGCCGTAGCCCCAATCGGCACACACACCGAGACCGCATACTTCAATAACGTCGTTCTGACCATTACCTACACGCCTCCCACAGCGGCCAGTGTCAGCAACGTCCTGCTGGATGGATCCGCGTCCAACCCCTACAGGGCTGCCGGCGCGGGGATGACGCTGTCATGGTCGGCAGCCAATGGCACAAACAACAACATATCCAGTTACTCGATATACTACCGCGACAATGGCAGCGCCTGGGCACTGTATGCGTCCGGAATCACATCGAAGTCATACACGGTATATGGCCACCCCACCGCGGGAAGCAACAGGCAATTCTATGTGGTGGCCATCGCGCCCTACGGCAACAGCAGCAATGTCACCTCTCCCATAGCCTATGCGTATAGCGCGGTTGGGGTCCCTTCCAATGTAGCGGTCAGCCTGGCCGAGGTCTTTCCGGACGCGTCGCTCACCCTGTCCTGGAACGCACCGTCCGGAGGTGTCGGGACTAGCGTTACAGGATATCAGGTTTATGAAAACGGCGTAGTCAAGACAACCGTCACAGGGACAAGTTACACGTTCTCCGCTCCGGCTGCAGGGGCCTACACCTACAAGGTGGCCGCAATCGCCAATGTCAGCGGCTATAACTCCGCGCAGTCTGCCGGGGTAGTCGTCACAGTCAAACAGCCCGCATCCGCAGTCGCGCTGGATAAGTACACGGTTGAGATGGATGGCGCGTCGGTCATCACGGCAACGGTCACCCCGGAGAACGCAGCGTACACGCACATCGTGACGTTTGCGCTTGACGCGACGCGCACGCAAGAGTACACGCTTGCAGCCGGTGTCACTACACAGGCATTCACAGTCCCTACCGCCTGGTGTGCCGGCGTACCCAACGCAACCAACGGACAGGCGGCTTGCACGGTTCAAACCAAGAACGGCGCGATTGTCATCGGGTCGCTGTCCCAAACCTTTGCGGTCGTCGTTCCCGCGTCCATCCTCCCGAGCGTTTCGCTTGCGGTTGCGCCTGTCAACGGGTTTAACGGTCTTTTCCTCAAGGGGAAAAGCGGCGCTCAACTAACCTCGACAGCAGCCGGGGTACAGGGCAGCACGATTGTTTCGCAAGCCTTGTTTGGTGCCGGGTATTCTGGAGCTGCATCCCCTTTTGTCACGGGCGTGCTGAACACTGTCGGCACCAACCTGATGGCCGTCACGGTCACAGACAGCCGCAGCAGGCAAAAGACAGCCACGCAGAACATCATGGTGCTCGATTACACTACCCCGGTCATCTCCCTCATTTCTGCCTTCCGGTCGAACGTTTCAGGCGCTGCGTTGGAGACAGGAGAGTACATAGCGGTCAAAGCGAGCCTGGTTGTAGCGGCTGTTACAGGCAACTCCGGGACGGCAACGGTCAGGAAACGCATCGCCGGCGGGGCATGGGATACAGCAGTTGCGATCACGCATAACACAAGCGTCGTTCTCAGCGGCGCGCTTCAAGCCAATGCCTATGAGGTTGAAATAACCCTGACCGACACAGTGGGCACAGTATCCACACACGCGCTCAACATTCGCAAATCCCAGTTTATGTTCGACTTTCGCATGGATCGAGCGGGTATCGGACAGCTCGCGCAAAACGCGAAAACCCTCACCCTCCCAGATGACTGGACGACCAACATCAACGCCGACAAACTCGACGGGCATCACGCGTCGGATCTATGGTCGATCCTCATGCCTGTTGGCTTTATCTACTCAAGCCTGTCTCCAGCATCCCCCGCCACGCTGTTTGGCGGCACATGGGCGGCAATACAGGACCGCTTCCTTGTCGGAGCCGGTAATTTGTACGCAGTCAATGCAACCGGTGGTTCCGATACACACGGTCACACCCAGGTCGCGCACGCGCATACTACGACGGCGGTTGGCCTGTCGGTTGCACAGCTCCCCGGACATACGCATGGACTGAAAGATGGCAGATACGGATCTACAGTAAACAACTCATATACCCATGACATGGTTGGCTCGTATTACGGCTCCCATATCGGACAAGCTACCGGCAGCACCGGCAGCGGGTCCGCTCACGGTCATGGCAATACTGGCAGCGCAACTCCCGATATTAGCAATGGCAGCAGCATACCGCCCTACCTTGCTGTGTACATGTGGCAAAGGACTGCCTGAAGAAATGAGGAAACACGGTGCATTACGCCTTGACTGTGAATGACAGCATCATCACGGGAATTCACGAAAGCCTTGAACAGATTGAACAAGGGCACTTCGCCGCAAATCCCGGACTGGCAAGCCATCAAATCATACCCCTGGATGATCCTGCCGAATATGCGGTGGGCATGGATATCCGATGCTTCAACGACGATGGAACACGAAAACCTGTCGTGTGGCTCATTGAAAACGGATACATGTTAATCCCCGAGGGCTATGAGTTGATTGATGGCGAATTGGTGGCATCGAATGTCCCGGAAGCGGAAGCCCCGCTTACCCTGGTCGAGCGTGTTCTCGAAGCAGAGCAAATAGCGTCCACCATGACTGAAAGGCTGGCACTGGCAGAGCAGCTGAACAGCGCTTTGGATGAGGTCATGGCAGATCTCGTTTCACTACTCATTTCACAGGGGGTAATAAGCAGTGTCTAAACTCCAGGAATATCTTGCGCAGAAGGGCCTGGCTATCGATGAGGCCAGGGTCACCGCTCGCTTGTCCCTCATGGATTATCTCATCAAGGCAAGGGAAAGTAACAAGGCATATCTTGCGATCGCCAACCCCACCGCATCGGAGAGGAATGATCAGATTGTCAAGCTGACAAGGCAAGCGATCCGGATGCAGAAGCTGCTGCTCAATGACATGACGGAGGAGGGGCTAAACGAATAATGATCACATCAAAACAGCTTATGATTGTATTCAAAAAATAAATAAAGAAAACTGAAGCAGATCAGGATTCGCCAAGCGGCGGCTCCATCACGAGACCCTCGTTATTGATGCTGCAGATTTTCATAATACCATGACGGCCGGTACGCTTCTCGATGGCTATCAAACCTGCATCATGCAGCATTTTGATATGCGCTGTCAAAGCGCCGCCTGTCATCATTAGCTCCTCCGCTATTGCACCCATGAATTGAGGTCCTTTTTCGATCAGCATCTCCAGGATCCTGATTCTGGCGTCTGATCCGAGCGCTTTGAAAATTGGGAAACCTTCCCGGTAGGAATGGATTCTTGTCATTCTGGCGCTTCCTTTCATTCGCGAAATACCCTATGAGTTTTACTTTTACAAACAGTGATTATACCCGCAAGACAGCTTGTTCGAACATTCATTTCAAAGAACCAACGGAAAATGTGAGTGAAGGTTAGAAAAGGAATGATCAGATTGTCAAGCTGACAAGACAGGCGGTCCGGATGCAGAAGCTGCTGCTCAATGACATGACGGAAGAGGGGCTTAATGAATTATGATCAAATCAAAACAGCTTGTGGCTGAATACAAAAAGCAGATCGGGAAATACACCTATGCAGACATGGACTGCATTAAGTCCATTGCCAACATCATGAATAGGTACGGTGGCAAGTCGGATTTCATGGGCTCGAATTGGTATGCCCGCCATGAGATCCGTAACCTCAGACCGCTGACGAGCAAATCACAGCTGTTTGATGGCTGTGCGGTATTGAAGACTAAACTGCCCGGTGAACCCGGTCACAATCTGCCGGACCGGTATGAGAAGGATGTTGTGCAAATTGATTATCACCATATTGGGCTTGGTACTGATGATGGCTTAATCCTCGACAGCACCACCGTGAGAAGCGGTGACATATACCTCAGAGACGGCCCCGGCGTAAGTGCCGCTCCGATAGGCTCTCAAAGCTGGGATGTGATTGGCGAGTTTGAGGATGTCGATTATTCCGACCATGGCACCAATGTGGAATACCCTAATGGAAAGGTGGAGTTAGAATTGGAGCAGACCGCTATGGTGGTAGCCTCAACTGGAAACAATGTCAATCTGAGATCAAGACCATCCGTTAAATCGGTTGTCCTGGAGTATGTCCTGATCGGCACAAAGGTGCGTATTGGCGAAGCGGATGGTGACTGGGTCAAAGTGTTTTCCCCGACAGGGAAACAGGGGTGGATGCAAAAGGAGTTCCTTTACTCGCAAGGGGTTGCATCCACGCCGAATCCCGCGTCTGGAGAAGATAAACAGAGTACGCTCAGCCCGGACCTTGCAGCAAAACTGAAACAGGCGAAAACGCTGATCGAAGAGGTGATGGGCTATGCATAATAAGGCTATTACTCACTCGTGCAAGGGGGCGTTGATGTGGAGGAAAGGATAAAGATCATAGCGTCCATCAGCGCCGCCCTCACCGGCGCGATCATCGGATGGATGGCAGTGCTGCGTCCCTTGCTGGAAGTGCTGAAGACCCAGCGTGTTCAAAGACAGAAGGCCATCGAAGAAGCGCTGCGGATGGATAAAGAATATCGACAGGAGGTGCTCAATCGGCTGGAGTCGCTGGGTACCCACATACAATCCATGGACAGCAGCATTGCTGAACTGCAGCGCGATAACATTGAGCGCGCGTATTGTATGTTCAAAATGGAGCACGGCTATTGTACCAGCGGCATGAAAGAGGCTATTGCCGACATGTACGAATCGTACAAAGCCAGAGGCTTCAACCACATAGCTGAATCCCGCATCAAAGAACTGATGGCGTTACCCGAATATCCCTCGAAATGAAAGGAAAATAACCATGAAGAAGTTTCTGACGGCTTTCCTGGTGACCTTGGTAGCCATGTCCCTGCTGATGATTCCCGGCGCTTTGGCGGAGGCGGTGGAAGCTTCACCCATTGTTCCCGGCATTGACCTTACTCCTATCTTCCAGGCGCTGATTGCGCTGCTTGCCTCTATCATTACCATCAAAGTCATCCCTTGGATCAAGGCCCGCACTACAGCCCAGCAACAAGAAATGCTTCGTGCGACTGTATCTGTCGCTGTGTACGCAGCTGAGCAGATCTATGGAACGGGCAAAGGCCATGAAAAATTGATGTATGTGAAGGGCCAGCTTGCCCGCAAGGGATTTCATGTTGACATCGACGAGATCGAAGCGGCTGTACAAGACCTATCGCTGAACCAGAGAAAGTTTATGGAGCCTGCACTGGGCGAACCGGCCATTGATGACGACGCGGAGAGTATTGGACTGAGCGACTGATTAAGGTATCATATGACATCATCGCCTCCCCTTCGGGGGAGGTTTTTTGATTTCAAGGATCAATTGTTCGCCAAACCTTCCCACCTCTTTCATAACCTTGTGATTCAGTAAGAAAATGTATTCATATGTCTGGAGAGTACTCAAAAGCTTCCAAGAACACCTAAGATTTACAAGATCATTATGATATTTCACAATCATAAAAGACGATCAGCTCACAATTACATCGTAATCGTCTAGATGCATGAAAGCCATATCCTGATCAATCATTTTCTTAACACGGTATTCGGCTAATAGGAAGCAATTTTCCGTCCTTATTAGTACAGAATGTTGTCCTTGCCAATCATTTCTTCAACAAGATAATATAGCTGGGAGTAAACTGATCGGATATGGTTAGTTATCAAAGTGACTAAATCTAAGTCAGCTTGGAATCAGTTTGAGCAAGCTCACAAAGGTTTGAATCCCACGCTATCCGCCACTTATTCAATTGTCCAAGATTCGGGACACATAACAGAGGATAGCATCCATTTTTATCAAGGCTTTTGTAAACGATATGATTGAAAAATCGAAACGAGTATGATAAGATTAGATTAATGAATGAGGCTTCTCGACATATAGACGGTATTTAGGACGATGGGAGAGAAACTAATGTCTCTGTACTGCGAGTTGGATACTCTAGTAACCGAAAGCGATGTTGAACAGAAGTTTATTTATCAGTTTCTCAATGCTGACCTTCCAACTGGACTTGGATTAATGAGTTCTGAGATTCTTACTAAGCGTATTCTGCGTCAACGATTAATTGGAAAGGGACAGACGCAAAAGTACTATTATCCTGACTATTTAGTTTCATTTCGCGGAATTCCAGTACTGGTCGTGGAAGCAAAAAAGCCCGGTGAGAAATTGGAAAATGGGTATTCAGAAGCGCGACTTTATGCGCAAGAAGTTAACGCCTCATTTCCGCATGGTGTAAATGCATGCCAGTATATTATCGCGTGCAACGGTAACGAAATGTGGGCTGGGTATACAGATCAAGCCGAGCCATTGCATCGATTATTATACAGTGATTTTGCAGTGGAAAACAAATCATTTTGCGATTTGGTAGATTTCTGTTCAAGAGTGAAGCTCCTTGCCATAGTTAATAAATACTTTGCTGATGCAAGGGGAAATACTCGTTTCGATTCCCCGGTGGCCAAACTCGGAGGCCGTCGTGTTCAGAATGCGGAAATGGTAGAAAATTCATTCGGAAGAACTTTGGTTTTCGAAAACAGAGCAATCTTTGATCCAGAGACAGAGCATGATAGGACAATTATTGTTAGAAACGCGTATATTTCATCCCCGAGAAGAGAACAACACGCAGAGCCAATGTACAAGGAAATCCGTCAATTTGAATCACCAAGTCAGAAAAATTCGACTATGCTTTCAACTGAAGAACCGGGGGAATTAGTAGGAAAACTGTCAGAGAAAATTAAGAGAAATCAGGAAGCATATTCTCTATTACTTCTCATTGGCAACGTTGGTAGTGGCAAAACGACATTCATTAGATATTTTAAGCATGTGTTCTTGGCAGAAAACCATCCCGAGTTATCTGCAAAGTGTGAGTGGATCTTTATAAACATGAACTCAGCGCCAGTTTCTAAAGAAGTAATATATACTTGGCTTAAAGAAAAGATAATTACATGCATTAGAGACTCGCATACTGATATGGAATTTGATGATTATAATGTTATTCAAAGGGTATTTAGGCGTGAAATAACTAGCTTCAATAAAGGACTAGGCTCAATTCTACGCAGTAATCAAGATTCCTATAACCAAGAGCTCTTTAAACTTTTGAATGGTTACATGAACAACCATGATGTCTACTTGAATGCCTTATTGTTTTTTCTTAAGGAAAATTACGCAAAAATTCCAATTGTTGTTCTAGACAACTGCGATAAACGAAATAAAGATGAGCAGCTATTGATGTTCGAAGTTGCGCAATGGCTGAGAACACAGTATAGTTGTATAGTTCTACTACCTATGAGAGATTCGACTTATGACACGTATAAGTCAGAGCCTCCGCTTGATACAGTTGTCCGGGACCTTGTTTTTAGAATTGATCCACCTGATCTATTGAGGGTCTTGCAAGCTCGTCTAGATTACATCACAAGAACAACTGAGCAAACAAGTAGTACCTATGTAGTAGAAAATGGTATGCAGGTTGCAGTTAAGAGACTAGAATTAATAGAATACTTCAAGCTTATAATGGTGGCAATTCGAAAAGATCGTTGGATTGCTAATCTTTTTTATAGACTATCAAATAAGAATACCCGGAATGGGATTCAAATATTCGAAGACTTTTGTAAAAGCGGACACATGAAGACAAAAGATATTTTGTCCATGCGTATTCTTGGTGACGAAGCAAATGTGCCTACGTATAGGTTTGAAAATGTGTTACTGCGAAAGAATCGACGTTTCTATAATGGAAATGAATCCAATTTTATTAATTTATTTGCATCAGATTATAGTGATGATTTCCCTGATCCGTTTATACGGGTCGATATTCTTTGGTGGTTACGGTCTATATCTGGAAAAGAGGGACCAAGCAAAGTCAAAGGATTGTTTTCCGTTGCGCTATTGTCCAGAAATCTGCAAGTTTTTGGACATAGCGTTATTGTTATAGATCGGGAATTGGCTTACTTGATAAAACGAGGTCTTGTATTTTGCGAAAATACTAGTGGGCAAGTCAGTGAAGAAGACTTAATTCAGATTACAATCCCGGGTTCCTTACATTTGAATATGCTAAACAATGTTGCCTATCTCGCAGCATGTGCTGAAGATACCCTGTTTAGGGATACTGAAATAATGATGCGAATTTCGAATCGTTTAGGGATCCGTGATAACTGCTCCAAACTGGTTTCTGCGTTAAATGCAAGAGACTTGGTTGCTTATTTGGAAGGCTATAGAAAGGACTACATCATTAATTGTTATGACCTGCTTTCAGAGAACACTACAATTGTCTTGTTTGACTTATCCGCTTCTCAACACGCAGTTGATCAATGGATAAAGATGGATGCTTATGTTTATGAGACGGTAAGTAGGATAGACAGTATCAAGGAAGGAAAGCTAGTATCAGCAAGTGTAGTCAGTAAAAAAAATAACGGCATTGTGTGTAAAATTGATGGGAAAGACATCAAGGGGTTTACCTCTACACAGGAGGCAAAGTATACATTACCATATAATGAATATTCGATCATTAGGTTGGGAGATGTTCTTTCGTGCAGAATTATTGAGTATGACTTTGAATACAAAAGTTTTCAACTACAGTATATTGAGCGTGTGGTTCCTCCATCTGAGCAAGAACTATCGGGACTTATTCAGACTTAATCATAACCCTTCCACTAAATTAAGCTTAAACTCACTGCTCCCATCCTCCAAAGCTATTCTTTTATGCATCAGTACCGTCCAATGCTGCTCATTCAATGTACTAATAGTCAGCGGACTGGGCTGCAGTTAGTCAATTAATAAACGTATTGTTCACACAGCCTGAACATAATATAATAGGTTGCAGCTAAATTCCTCGTTATCAAACGACGGTCGAGTATATTGCCTAATCATTTTAAGACCCTTAAAGGCGACCCGCCAATAATGATGTCGTAATCATCAAGATCCATGAAAGCGATACCCTTATCTATCGTTCCCTTTACACGGTATTCGGCAAATGAATGCCACTTTGTAAAGCTGCGCATGAGCGGCATGATATTTTGGTTTTGGTATTCATATGGACGATCTTTATCATACACATCGTTAGGGATATGCATCAGGTCATAAAGATGGTATCCGTTCTCGGCTATCTCGTGGAGCGTAACGGGCTGAAGGATAAACGTTCTATTCTGCGAGTTGTATAACGCTCGAATGTAATTTGGTTTTCCCAACGCTTCCAACGTAGTTTTTTGGATACGGACGCGATTCCGAGCATTATCAAATGTCATTGTCACAGTCTGTGTCATTTTGAGCTTATGCCTTTCTATTTTTCTATAGGTGTTTGTCAACCGATAATTGTTGCAAACGTGCACTAATAGTGTGGCAATAAATCAGCATCAGATGAGAGGGCAAGATTAGGGGTGATCCGCGCTCATTTGCTATACAGATGCGCAAACGCTTTAGTCATGCGCAAATGCGCAAGTGGTGCGCAACGCACCTAAACGTTCTTCCAGCATCTGTTTAAGTCACTTCTCGCCACTGGGTGCGTCTGTTACATCCTCTTCCACAGGTCTACCTGTTTTCACATAAAGTAGTTTCCCATCAGACAAGACAACATCTTCACCAAATACGTACTCACCATGAAAGAACTTGTTGATATCCATTTCCAGCGCTTCAAGTACCTTACATGCGTTCTTAAATGCGGCGGAGGACAACTTCTGTTCACCGCTTTCAAATCGTTGATACTGACGAAGTTGTATCTTTGCCTTGTCCGCAACCTGTTGCTGTGTCAAGCCGAGTATTTGACGACGTTCTTTTAGCATGCTCTTCTCATGAAAGTGAACAAGTCCTAATCCCATATCCCTACCTCCTGAAAGTGATGCAATCATAATATGTCATTTATGTCGTTAATGCAATACTTTTATGCGACATTTATTGGTTGAAAACATTACAGTGATCGATTTCATTTGGTTCTGCGGTACGCAAAGTCTCTTCTTCTGTATGAAAGCATTAGAGGGGGTTTCTTTCCCCTCCAGATGGAGGAGCATCAGATGACCAACCAACAGAAGCAATTGATCGCAACGATGCGAAAGCAAGGAATCAGCTACGTTTGTGTGAAGGTATTTCTCTACGAAACGCTAAGTTCTCATGCGATTATGTCAATGAACAAACTAATTCCGTCAAATCTGCTGGAACGATTGCAAGCTTATCGAATCCAAATAATGCAACTTTCTGAGTAAGTCTTCGTTCAAATGCTCGCCTTTTTTCCAAAGAAGGTGAGGGCTATCAAGTTCCTCAGAACGGAGGACAACAATGACTGATCTTCAGAATGAACGTATTACCAAAATGCGCAGCAACGGCATTAGCTACAACCAAATTGCAAACTCAATGGGGATATCAGTGAACTCAGTAAAATCCTACTGCCAGCGCAATCAACTGGGCAGCTTATTCATTGAGGTCACATCAACACCGTTGTGTGATGAGCGGTTTTGCAAACAGTGTGGTAAGGAACTTATCCAAGCACAGAGCCGAAAGACACGGAAATTCTGTTCAAACGCCTGCCGAACGACTTGGTGGAATGGACATCGGCATATGATCACGGGGCGGGTCTTTATACCTCTCCCCTGTGCGCATTGTGGCAAGTCGTTCAGATGTTATCAGAAGCAGCAAAGAAAATACTGTTCCCATACCTGCTACATCGCTTCCCGGTATGGCGTGAGGCACGAGCGGCATGTATGAGCAGGTTCTGGCATATCGTTCTGCCATGGCACAGGCGGGGGTAATGCGTCTAAAAGAAATTATCACAGCAGAAGAGTACGCCAAAATTGATACCATGATGCTTCAAAAACACGGTTTATCTTTGTGTAGTATTTTCCGTGATATTGACTTGATAACCAGCGGGATCAAGGGCAATATGTCACATCAACGGAGGTGACAAGATGCCACGGATCATAACAACAGTACCCCATATCCCCAAGCTTGAACGCCCTATGAATGTAGCGGCATATGCACGTGTTTCCAGTGGGAAGGATGCCATGCTGCATTCTTTATCCGCGCAAGTCAGTTACTACAGCAAACTCATCCAGCAGCACACAGGTTGGCGATATGCCGGAGTGTATGCAGATGAAGCGATGACCGGCACAAAGGAAGCCCGGGGTGAATTCCAGCGGATGCTAACAGATTGCAGAAGCGGGAAGATCGATATGATCATCACCAAGTCCATCTCCCGCTTTGCGCGCAATACCGTGACCTTGCTGGAAACGGTGCGTGAACTCAAGCTATTGGGCATTGACGTCCATTTCGAGGAACAGAACCTTCACAGCATGAGCGCGGACGGTGAATTGATGCTATCCATTCTTGCATCCTACGCACAGGAAGAAAGCCTATCGGCAAGCGAAAACCAGAAATGGCGCGTTAGGAAAGGCTTCCAGAATGGCGAATTGATGAACTTGCGATTCTTATTCGGCTACACCATCCTCAAGGGCGCGATCACAATCAATCCTGAAGAAGCCGCTATTGTTCGTGATATTTACAAACGAGCAATCGGTGGCGAATCCATGAGCGCAATAAGCCGCGACCTCAATAAGCGTGGAGTATCATGCGTATTGGGCGGAAAATGGGATTTCCCCAGGGTTCACAATATACTTTCAAATGAAAAGTACACAGGCAACGCGCTTCTGCAAAAGCACTTTCGGAACAATCATCTGGAAAAGAGAAAATGCCAAAACACCGGCGAACTACCCAAGTACTATGCCGAAAAAACCCATCCCGCCATCATTGATGAAGAAACCTATCAAGCTGCACAAGCAGTTTTGATAAAATGGCAGGTACTAACATCCCACAGAGCCAAGCAACATACAAACGAGTTCACTGGCTTAATACGATGCCCATACTGTGGCAAAAACTATAAACGCGTAAAAAGCAACACTACCATTGCCTGGAATTGCAATACTTATTTGGCGCAGGGAAAAAGATACTGCCATGGGAAGAAGATACCTGAAGTCGCATTAAAAGCCGCCTGCGCTTTGGTGCTTGAGCATGGTGCGTATCGCCCTGAGCGCGTGAAAGAGGAGATTGCGCAAATTGAAGTACCAGAGGACAACAAGTTGCGTTTTGTTCTTAAGGACGGTCACACAAAGGAATGTACTTGGGCTGACCGCTCAAGAGCAGAGAGTTGGACGCCGGAAATGAAAGAACTTGCTCGAGAGAGAACCATTAAACGCGAGGAGATTAATTCATGCCAGCAGTAACAATGATTCCTGCATCAAAAAACATCTTCACTGCAATGCCGATGACATCCATAGAAAAACGAAAAACAGTTGCTTACGCCCGCGTTTCCACAGACAGTACCGAACAGTACACTAGCTATGAGGCACAGGTCGATTATTACACCAAATTCATCAAGGAACATGATGACTGGTTATTCGCTGGGATATACACGGATGAGGGGATCACGGGGACAAGCACAAAGCACCGTGATGGCTTCAAGCAGATGGTGGCCGATGCGCTTGCGGGGGAAATTGACCTGATCGTCACAAAATCCGTCAGCCGATTTGCCAGAAACACGGTCGATAGCCTTACCACTGTACGCCAAATGAAGGAAAATGGCATCGAGATATACTTCGAAAAAGAGAATATTTGGACCTTCGATTCCAAGGGCGAATTGCTCATTACTATCATGTCGTCGCTGGCGCAGGAGGAAAGCCGGAGCATCTCAGAGAACGTAACCTGGGGTCAGCGGAAGCGCTTTGCGGATGGCAAGGTGAGCCTGCCTTACAAACATTTTCTCGGCTATGACAAAGGTGAGGAAGGGATTCCTGTTATTAACGAGCAGGAAGCCGCCATTGTCCGCTTGATCTACCGACTGTTCCTTGATGGTAAAACACCGTCAGGCCTTTGCCGATATTTAGAGGAAACTGGGATTTCAACTCCGGCAGGCAAGCAAAAGTGGAGCCAGACCACCGTGAACAGCATGCTGCGGAATGAAAAATACAAAGGTGATGCTCTTCTGCAGAAAAAGTTCACGGTGGATTTTTTAACCAAAAAGACCAAAACCAATGAAGGCGAAGTTCCCCAATACTATGTGGAAGGCAGCCATGAAGCCATCATTACGCCGATGGAATTCGATATAGTGCAAGCTGAGATTGCCCGCAGGAAGTGCATTGGGCGGAATTATAGCGGGAACAGTCCCTTTTCCTCCAAGCTGGTTTGCGCGGACTGCGGCGGCTTCTTTGGTCAGAAGGTCTGGCACTCCACCGATGCATATCGCAAAGTGATATGGCGGTGCAATGCTAAATTCAAAGGTGAAACTAAATGCTCCTCGCCAAGTCTGGACGCGGAAACAATCCAGCGGATGTTCCTGAAGGCCTACAATCAGCTAATGGGAAATCGAGAACAGGTCATTGCAGACTGCGAGGCTATGCGGGCAATGCTTACAGATTGCTCGGCGCTGGATAAGGAGATTGCACAGGTCAATGAGGAAATTGAAGTTGTAGCAGGATTAGTAAAGGCTTGCATCCTGGAACACGCATCCAAGACGCAAGAGCAGGATGCTTTCGATGCCAAATATAACGGGCTGACCAAACGGTACGAGAAAGCTACAGCCCGGCTCGAAAAGCTGAACGCTATGCAAACCCAGCATCAGGAAGGGGATCGTGGGCTACACATTTTCATCGAATCAATACGCGAACAGCCACTGGTGCTAGATACCTGGGACGAGCAGCTGTGGACAATGCTGGTTGAGCGTGGAGTGGTTTATACCGATGGCAGGATTGAGTTTGAGTTAAAGAATGGAAAGAAAATTATGGTTGTGGTTGATAAAGACTGAGTCCTATCATTAATTTTGTAAACAGAGTCCTTCTTGAGAAGCTCTCCAAATCCTTATGCTACTAACTACACCCAACTTGATCATAAGAGTTATAGAATAGCTTTTCTTGAAGCGACGGAGAGGCTCTTCATAATCATGCCCTTTCTATCTTTTACTCTCATTAGAATTGTTTTGTGCATTGTCTTCAAGAAATCTTTCCATGTCTTCTCTTGAAGGTGCAATATCCATTAGTCCGCGCCGTGTAACAGCAATTGCACCCGCAGCATTGGCATATAGAACCGCATCAAAAAAGTCAGAACCGTCCATGATCTTTGCAGCAAGCGCACCATCGAAAATATCACCTGCGCCGGTTGGGTCTACTTCATTTACCTTGAAAGCAGGGAATTTTCTTATTGTTCCCTTGCTAAATGCACAACATCCTCTTGCGCCGTCTTTCAAAACTATGTCCTTGCCAGTTTCGGAAAGTTTACTACAATACTCTTCCTCCGTGATGCTCTTATCACAGAATAAAATTGCTTCATTTCGACTTGGCAGAAAGTAATCACAACGTTCAAGCAGTTTCATAGCTCTTTTTCTGTATTCTGTTTTTGAAATAACCTGTTTTCGATAATTAGGATCAAAACTTATTATTGTATTATTATCTACCACATCAATTAATTTATGATGAAGTTTCATAGAAGAATCACTAATCGATAAAGCAAATCCAGATAGATGAATCCAGCGCACATGCTTTATTAAATCTTCGTCGAGATCCTGAATACCGAGCGTTGCTGCTGCAGAATCCGGTACTGTAAACACGAATTCGCGGCTACCATCAGAAAATTGTGTGAGTAAAGATATTCCCGTTGCACGTTTCGGCTCGATACGAATATGTGAAGTATCAACACTATTCCTGGACATTTGATTAAGAAAGCATTCTGCAAATGCATCGGCCCCGGCAACGCCAACATAACAGCCGCTATATCCCAGACACACGCACGCATTTAGCGCAATACCGGGATCCCCCGCTGGGACAGGCCCATAGAATAATCCAGCTTGCGAGAGAGGGATATCCTTTACCTCACGGGTAAACTCGACCATAGGTACACCAAGGGTCATAATATCAAAAGGTCTCAT